CGACAAAGTTATAGGCGAGGATTGGTGGGAAGAGTACACCGGTGTACAGACAGAAATTTCTGCCAAGTTTGTTCGCGAGCAGCTTGCATCCTTTCCTGATAACGAAAACGAGTTGAAGATTGTCATTGATTCCCCAGGCGGAGACGTTTTTGAGGGAATTACCATTTTCAACATTATCCGCGACTTTGCCCGCAACCGTTCAGACGTTAAAATCACGACATACATTCAGGGCATGGCGGCAAGCATGGCAAGCGTCATTGCTCTTGCTGCCAATTCAGTAAATCCATCACAGAACCTTATTGAAGCGGAAGACAATGCGGTCTTTATGATTCACAATTCCTGGGATGTTGCTTTTGGCAACCGCAATGAACTTAGGGCCGTTGCGGATTTCCTGGAAGAGATAGACAGTCTGCTCCGTGCGGCATACACAAGAAGAACTGGCAAGAGCGAAAAAGAAATTCAGAAACTTATGGACGCGGAAACTTGGTTCTTTGGCAAGGAAATGAAAGATGCTGGATTTGTGGATTCAATAATTGACTTTGTGCCGGATGAAGGCTTGCTTAAGGACATCGCAAATGGAAACATCCAGCCGGAAGACAGGGACACTTGCGTTATTTCGGCAAAGGCAAAATTTGGGAACGCAAAGAAAACTATGCAGCAGGTTCACGCTCATGCAAAGCGCGACCGTGACCTTGGCGCTGCGGCAATGGCATTGGGAATTAAGGGCGGCTTGACCGCTAGGGTGGAGGCAAAGGCTTCCGGCGAAAACATAAAAGGAGGCTGTATGAAAATTACGGCAGAAGACTTGAAGCGTGATAATCCGGACGTATATGCCCAGATTATCGCAGACGGCGAGAAGGCTGGAGCTGAAAAGGAACAGGCCCGCGTCAACCGTCTTTTGGCAATGGGCGAAAAAACAGGCGCTACAGAATTTGCACTTGCATGTGTGAAGGACGGCGCTAATCCGGCAGACGAAAAGGTTATTGACGCCTTTATGGACAAAGGTGCAGCGGCTAAAGCCCTTGCAGCTCAGAAAGAGGATGGCGAAATTCCAGACGTGAATCCGCCAAAGACTGACGTGAATGCAGACCGCAATGCTGTCATGGCTGCATTTGACCGTGAATTGGGAGTAGAAAAATGGGAAAAATAAACGGAGTTTTTGAAAGCGAAAATCACGTTATCGGTTCCTTGCTTTTTGGCAACAATGAATTCCGCACTGAATCTCTTGTTGTTGCAGAACCTGGGGAAGGGGAAGAAATCAACATCACAGACGGCACCGTTCTTACACGTGGCGTTGACGGCACTCTTGTTGTAGCAGAAGACACAACAAGCGGTTCGCTTTATGTTCTTTGCAATGAAATTTCAACACCAATCACAGCAGCAGGAACTTATCCTGTTCGCGTTGTTGAATCTGGCCGTGTTGACCGCCGCCGCGTAAATGTTGCCGGTGCAGCCCTTACCGACGCAGACGTAGACGCTTTGCGCTTGAATGGCATTCTTGCGGAAGACGCTTATTCCGTTAATGAATAACTGATTTATTGATTGAGGTAGATTTATGGACTTTTTGAAGAAAGTTTTGAGAATGTTCACACAGGGACGCGGTGTTCCTGTTCGCGGCTTCCTGTCTTCATTTTTCCGCACAACGGAAGAAGACTATACAGAAGCTGAATATGTTGAAATTGACGTAGAGCGCAACACCGAGGCAGTTGCACCGACTTTGAGCGATGCACGCACCGGCGCTGTTATCGTCAATGAAGAAGTCTGGACGGAAAATAAATACCGTCCGCCTTATTCAGCTATGAAGGATCCAATCAACCTTCATGAGCTTATGGAAAGACAGCCGGGCGAAAGTGACAATGCCGATGCAGTTGGTACATGGTTTGGCCGCTTGGTCCGCAAGATAACACGCATCTTGACCAAGTACCACCGCATGTTTGCCCGCAACATCGAGCTTCAGTGTGCCCAGGCTTTGACTACTGGACACATCCAACTTACCGATGACAAGAACGGTATTACATACGACCTTGACTACCACCAGAGCGCAACACACCTTCCAACAGCAGCACCTGCATGGGGAAGTGCTGGCGCAACACCGGTGGCAGACATCACGGCCCTTTGTGACGTTATTGCAGAAGACGGCCAGGCAGACCCAGCAATTGCCGTTTTCGGCGCAAGGGCATGGCAGACAATTCTTGCCGATTCAGAATTCAAGGATATGATTAAACGCGACGGCATGGGACTTGGTGCCCTTAATCCTGGATTGCGCGACAAGGGTGCACGCTACATGGGCTATGCAGACTTTGGAAGCCACCGCCTTGAACTCTGGGTATACTCTAGCAAGTACAAGACATTGGCAGGAAACACAAAGTATGACTACCTTGACCAGGACAAGGTCATCATTACAACAAGCCTTGAAGACCTTGACCTCCGCGTAGTCTTTGGTGGCGTTCCTACTCTTGGAATGAAGGCACCGTTTATCGACGTTGTTCCGCCGGTTGTTACCTACGATGGATTTATCCGTGTTCATAACCGTGTATTTGAGGATGAACAGCAGGACACATACACTGCCGAATCCAAGATGCGCGCCTTGGCTATTCTTGTTTCAATCGACCGCGTTGGCTGTTTGACAACAAGATAAGGAAGGGCGGCAATGGATAAGAAGTACGTAGTTGCCGCCGGTGTTTGCCTTACTAACGGCGGAATTCTTTACAAGGAAGGCGAGGCTGTTCCGGCAGGTCTTAGCGAGGAAACTCTTAAGACTTTAATTTCTACAAAGAAAATTGTGGAAGAAAAGGGCAATGCCCCTGCCGCAAAGAAGGAAGAAAAAAAGGCGGACGCTCCTGCTAAGGCAGAAGAGAAAAAGCCGGAAGAAAAGAAGGACGGCAAGAAGTCCAAGGATGCTGAATAGTTGAACTTGCGCGACCTTGCCAAAAAAGATGCGGTGCACACGATAGAGGGGGCGCAAGCGGGAAACACGCTTTGCAACCTTTCCGATGGTGCAAACCTTTGGGAAATTCCCATGGTGCTTTCCGACATAGGCTATGAGCTGGACACGGACGGCAACCGCATCGCAGGGCGCACATGCTGGGCAACCTATATTGCTGACCGCGTTTATGTGGAAGACAATCAGGGCAACAAGAAAATTCTTGTGCCCAGAAAAGGCTGGCAGCTAACCTGGACTGACATTGACGGCAAAATACAAAAAATGTTTGTTGTCTTTGCAGAGCCTGACAAGACGATAGGCTGGACGCGCCTGTTCATGGCGGTTCAACTTGCAAAGGAGACGGCATGAGCTTTGACCCGGTGTATACAGATTTGCAAAGCGACCCGGACAATATAGAAGTTATACGCGACCAGATTGCGGCGCTTCTGTTCCTGGACTTGCAGAATCAGTATGAGCTTGCGGTTGATAAAGCCGACCCGAACGCTAAGGATTATAACGTTGGCGTTTACATAGAAAATGACGACCCTTTGCAGTACCTGGATGATAACGCGGAAGATTCGAACCCTTTTCCGTGTGTGAATGTTTCGCTTGATTCCACGGATGCAGGAAAAGGAACGGCCGGTGTCAACAAGCAGGATATGACGGCACAAATTGTCATTGACTGCTATGCTACCGGCAACACGTCGAGCACAGCGGATTTTGGAACAAAGGCGAGTTTGAAGGCATGGAAAGTTGCACGGCTTGTCCGCAGGATTTTACGGGCAGAGGCAAATTCATATTTTCGGCTTCGCGGTATTGTTGGCGAGGTTGGCTGGAAGTTCCAGGCGGGCGACCCCAATCAGAGCCAGAGCGCAATCCGGGTGCGGATGGTTCGCATAACTCTAACGGTCACTTATGTAGAGGATGTGGACATAGAAAGCGGAATCCTTGACTGGTCTGTTGCCGGAATTGTTACCGATGACAAAGGCCAGATAATTATTGATACACTGCCGGAAACGGTAGAAAAGGAGACTTGAATGGGTGTGAGTGCAAGCGCGGTTAGCCGCGTAACCGGAATCGCGGTTACTCCTAAAAATTTCAACGTAGGCAATGCGTCAATGTTGCCCCAGAGGCTGGTTATTATTGGCCAGGGCAACGATGATGTAGCTTACAGCTTGGACAAATATGAATGTGATGGAAGCGCGGCAAGCGTCGGAGCAAGATACGGCTTTGGCTCACCCTTGCACCTTGCAGCCTTGCAGCTCTTCCCTGAAGCCGGAGCAATGGCAACCTTTCCGGTTTCCATTATGCCGGTAAAAATTGGCGATAGCGGTTTTGCAAAAGCAGAAGCTTCTATTGCTCCTACAGGAACGGCAACAGACGCGGCCCCGCTGGTTGTGTCTGTTGCGGGTCTTGACGTTCAGATAGCAGTTGCCAAAGGCGCAACCGCTTCCGAAGTTACGGCAAGCATTGTTGCGGCAATCAATGCAGAGCCTAACGCTTGTGTTGTGGCGAGCGTTGTAGCGGGTGTTAATGATGCACCTGACAGTGTAGGCCTTGAAGCAAAGTGGAGCGGTGTTCTTGGCAACAGCATTTCTTTGAGCGTTACCGGAAATGTTCCGGGCATTACTTTGACAACCACAAGCTTTGCAAGCGGCATGGGTGTTCCATCAATTAACGCAGCCCTTGCCGGACTGGGTGATGTAGTATGGGAAACATTCGTTCTTGATACGTTCAACTATCAGAATGGCGGTGTTGCATCTGACCTTCTGGAAGTTTACCAGGTGTGGGGTGAAGGACGCTGGAGCGCATTGGAAAAGAAGCCTGTTTTAGTTGCACACGGTTCGACAGACGACTATGCAACAAGAACGGCCATCACTGATGCAAGGCCAACCGACTATATTAATTTCCTGATTGAAAGCGTCGGTTCCCCGGAACTTCCTTTTGTTGTTGGAGCACGCGGCTTGCTTGACATTCTTTCAACAGCTGATTCAAATCCTGCACAAAACTACAAGGGAACTTTGACAGGTCTTAAGCGCGGTGCAGACACTGTACAGGAAAGCTACACCGTTCGCAACCAGAGCGTTATGAAGGGCGCAAGCACAAACATCACAAATGGCAGCGTGGCAG